AGGGAGGTGTGAAATGAAAAAAGGTGGTCGTGCAAAGGCTCCAATGGCTAAGCCAACCGAAGGCAAGAAGGATATGAAGAAGCCTGGTGGCAAGGTTGAATTTGGATATGCTGGAAAGGCTCGTAAAGGCAAGAAGGCTTAAGTATTACTTAGTGAGAGGATAGAGCGTGGACGATGATAAAGATTACGTACCGCGCTCTATCACTTTCGCTGATTTCTTAGTAGTTCTCTCAGGTTTATTTATGAATATAACGCGAGCCGTAGAGATGTTCGCATCAGAGATTTTAGATTTAGCAGTGTATAACGCAAATAGAAAAACAAAAGTTTCTAAAGTGTGGGAACAATTCACATCAGATTTAGAGAAGATGGAGGACAATAATGGCTAGAGGGCCAATGGCAGGCGTATCAGGTCCTGGCAAGTTCTCCAAGAGAACAGATGGATTATCATTTCAATCAACCGAATACGGTTCAGGTGTAGAGAACGCCGCTAATAAAGCAGGCGCTCCACTTGCTAAGACTCCAGATGTTCGACCTACATCACTTACTGAACAGGGTATGGCACCAAGCCAACAACCAGTAACACCATTATTCGCTCCATCACAACGTCCAGATGAACCTATTACTACTGGTATTGCGATAGGACCAGGAGCAGGCCCAGAGGTGCTTGGCACATCAAGGCCTGTAATAAAGTTATCAGACACTTTAGCAAGATTGCTACCTTTTGATGATACAGGAGATATTGCAATTCTGTACCAAGAGGCTTTAGCGCGAGGTAACTAATGGCTGATCTGAATACCGCAGCATCAGCAGCAGGTCTTACTCCAGAGCAAAAGAAGCAAATAGAGAAACTTTCTAAAGCGCTTGATGCTCATAAGACTCTTTTGAACCTACCAGCAGGTGTTGCTCAAGACGCATACCAAAATAAATTTACTGCATCAGAACGTCAAGATATGCAGAATAAGTTTGGTACAGAATCTCCAGAGCAAAAGCCACCTCGTGGCTGGCTTGGTACCGCTTGGCATTACACAGGCGGCAAGGTTCTAGATATCCTTCAGGCTGGATCTGACCTATCTACACGTGTAGCACGTACTGGAATCATCTCAGTTGAAGAAGGTCTAAACCTTTCTGATGCGTGGGATCGTGCCGATAAAAGCGGTCAAAAAGTTTTCAATGAAAGACGACTAGAAAAAGCCACAAAGAAGTATGGCGATGTTGTTGTCGGGTTGGCGAAACGTATACAAAGCGGAGAAAAAGTAACCGACATTATGGTTACTGCTACTCCAGAAGAGCAATACTGGCTCAAGATTGCTGACAATACCGTAAAAGATATCAACGGTATCAAAGACGATAAGATCAAAGCCGATAGAGATTTATTTGAAGATGCGCTTTCTGCTGTTAATGCAGCGCAGTATTCTCCAGGTAGATTCGTAGCAAACATAGTAGATGCAATTACACCTGGTGATTTATACAAGAATGGCTTTTTATACAAGGTTACATCTGGTTCTTTAGATGCTGCCTATCGTCTTGTTGCAGATCCATTCCTGCTTCTAGGAAAAGCAAAGCGTCTATATGATGTCAATAAGTACGCATATGAAGTAATTGTTGCTTCAGCAAAGCAGGGTGGAGAAACTGCTGCTCAGTACTTTGCTAAAGATTCAACCATACAATTCTGGAACAAGTATGGTCAAGAACTTGACAAAATTCGCAAGGCTACAGATAGTGGAAATCGTGAAGCTGCTGCCAAAGCACGCCTAGAGGCACAGCGCATAGCGCCAGAGTTTGGTCCTGCTGTCATCAATCTTTTCAATAAGAACAAGGTTACAGACATTGATACCGCTAAGGCATTCTTCTATAACTCAGAAGATGCTTTCAAGGTTATGGCTGCTGGTACGGCTCGTAAACGTATCATTATGCCAAGGCTAAATCCACTACGTAAAGCAAGATTGAATACACTTACTACAGCTAACAAGGTATTCAACATTGACATAGTTGGACCTAAGTTAGTCGATAATATGTTTGGCTATCCAGAAACAGACGATGGCATCTATAAGGCTCTTGTTGAGGATAGAACTAAACTTGTAGAGGCAGCACAAGGCCTCAAGGTCAAAGGTGTGGAGCGATTCCGCTTCTCAAGCGCTGATATTGCTCGTCGTTACGATAACGCAAAGCGCAAGTTCACACGCATTCCGCTGTTCAAGAACGATGAATTCAACCTACGTGACCCAGATGCTGCAGATAAGATTTATCAACTTGCAGCCATCGCTCTACCTACCCGTGAATCACGTCTGATATCTGAGACATTTAGAGCAACTGATGATATTGGTCGTAGAAAAGATATCTATGACGGACTTTGGAATACTCTTGTTGAGATTCGTGGTGTAAACAAGTTCTCTGGTGGTCAGAATGTAGCCCGTTTGCTACGCCAAAAGGGTAAAGAAAAGTACAGCGTTGGCGGAACTGACGATTATATTGACTTTGGTGTGCTACCAAGCGAAATGAAAGACATAGTAACAGCCCCAAGCCTACTTGATTTAGACCGCTTGGCTGGAAGAAGCGGTATTGCCAACACAATCGTAGGATTTGGTAACACAAAGTGGGCTGAAAAGATGACTAACTACTGGTCATTCTTGACCCTTGCTGGTCCACGCTATGCAATTCGTAACGCAACAGAAGATTTGATGGTCAATCTTGCTATTGGTAACAGCTTCTGGGGTATTGCTAAGAACAAATACCTATCAACGCGTCTCAATACTGCTATTCAATTAGCACCAGGTCTTACAAAAGCTGAGAAAGTCGCATCTGATCCACTTGGTATCATTATGCGATTTGTAAATAAGAACCAAGCTGAGAAGTATTCTGGGGAAATCAAGGGCATCCAGACAACTATCGATGCACAAAAGAAGAAGATTGCTGAATACGCTAACATTGCACGCACTAGCGCTGATCCTAAAGAAGTTGCAGGTGCAAAGGCTGGAATCGCTCGTATCAACAAAGAGATGCGAGCCAAAGGTGGCGTAGTAGACCAGACCAGAGTCATTCTTGCTCAGGCTTTATCAGAAGGTCGTACACAAAACTTCCTCAAGAGGTTCAATATCAAACTTCTTGATGATGAAGGTGTAGATATTCTAAAAGAGCAGGTACTCTTTGGAGATATCGACAATGTTGTATCAACACTTTCTGAAGGTGCATTCAACTTTGCTGCAGGTTCTAACTATATTGATGGAGCCTACGACCTAGCAAAGTCTCTTGGTGTCAAGCAGGCTGAACTACGCCTAGATCTTGGTGGACTCAAGACTCGTTACGGAAGAACTGCTACAGATCGTGGCTTCCGCGAGATTGGTGTTATCAAAGAAAACGAAGCATCACTCGTTGCTTGGGCGCTGCGTATCTCATTCTATGGAAATGATGAACTAGGCGCAATCGCTTTGGCTAACTTGTCAGATGATGCTGATGAGGCTGCTAATACCATCAAGACTATTCGCAGTTGGCTAGAGAATAACCAACAGTTAGTATCAGATGCTCGCCTATTGGCTGGTCGTGAACTATCTCTTGATGAGTATGCAAAGATTGTCTATGACCGCGCTAAGTCTTTAGTAACAGAGCGTTCAACTGGCAAGATCAATACTGCTCTTCTAGATAAGATTCGTGTATTTGACGATACTCTTGGTCGCTACAAGATTGAAGGCAAACTAACTCTTGAAGATATATATGAGATACCTGAAGAGGCAATTCCAAAATCTGTAGTAGGTCCTGAACTTGTACCAGTATCAGATGTAGATAACTACACAGCGCCTCTAATGCAAAATGGCTGGGTATGGCT